GGATACCGAAGCCTGTAAAACAGCCTTCGCCTTTTGCAAAAGAGGAAGATAAGAAGGAAGACAAAAAAGAAGAAAAGAAAGAAGAGCCTAAGTCTGAGTCTGAGCCAGAAAAGAAACGCTCTGGTGGTACAGTTGGCTCGGCTTCTAAGCGTGCTGATGGCTGTGCCCAGCGTGGTAAAACTCGTGGGAAGATGGTGTGATATGAAAGGTATTAGAGACTTTGTTAATAAACTTAGTGATGCTGGTAGTTATCAGTATTCGTATAACCCAGAAGATCGAACCTATACGCAACTAAGTGGTCCCGGAACACCTGACGATTCTTTAGATAAAAGAATAATTGCAAAAATGGTAAATTTTGCTCAAAAAGGTAGCATCGACATGAAAAAAGGCGGCAAGGTAAAAATGTCCTCCGCCTCTAAACGTGCTGATGGTTGTGCAACTAAAGGTAAAACTCGCGGAAGGATGGTGTGATATGGGTTTTGGAAAAGGATCTGGATCAGTAGAGGCACAACCGGGAGGAGGTTCTTCTGGTGGTAGCGGGGCGATGGGTAGTCTACTTTCTAATATGCAATCTGCCGGGGTTGATATGACCGGCGGATCTGCACCTACAGAAGAAATGAAGAAAAAACTTCGTGAATTAGGAATTGAAGTTTATAAAAAGGGCGGTAAAGTCAAAATGTCCTCCGCCTCTAAACGTGCTGATGGTTGCGCTACTAAGGGCAAGACCCGTGGGAAAATGGTATGAAGAAAAAAGTTAAGAAGTACGCAGAGGGTGGGCTATCCGGCATTGCAGATACTGCAACTTCCCTTATGAACGAAGTAGATGGTATGGCTAATACCATTAATTACGGCGCTTCAAATGCTACCGGTGCTACTGAGCCTGTTGGTTTTAATGCGGTTGCTGGCATGAAAAAAGGTGGAGCGGTGAAATCAACCGCTTCAAAACGTGCTGATGGCATAGCAATCCGGGGTAAAACTCGTGCCTAGTGTTTCAGCCAAGCAAGAAAAGTTTATGCAAGCGGTGGCTAATAACCCAAAGTTTGCAAAGAAGGTGGGCGTACCAACGTCTGTAGGAAAGGAGTTCACCAAGAAAAAGGGTGGACGTGTTGTGAAAGTTAAACCTAAAGGAAGGAAGTCCTAAAATGAAACCCTCAATGTTCAGACCAAGTCCCAGAACGTCACCCAAAGTAGCACCTGCCCCGGCTCCGGCTCCAACCGTTACTTCTACTAGAGGGAACCCACTTAGAGGTGGATCAGCCAGAAGGTCGTTTAAAGAAGGCGGCGCCACGAAAGAGTCAAAAGCAATGGTAAAGAAGGAAGTGTCCTTTATGAAGAAAAAAGGCGCTCCCAAATCAATGGTTAAGCACGAGATGGCTGAAGCCGGAATGAAGAAGATGAGATCTGGTGGTCTGGCTGGTGGTCATAAGCAAGCCGACGGCGTTGCCAAGAAAGGCAAGACCAAAGGTAAAGAAGTTAAAATGCGTAAAGGCGGAGCCTGCTAAATGAGAGCAAGCCGGGGGATGGGGGCAATTAACCCCTCTAAAATGCCGAAGGCCAAGACGATCACCCGTAAGGATGATCCGAACAAGGTCAAGATGTATGCCAAGGGCGGTGAGTCCAAGGTAAACGAGGCGGGTAATTACACCAAACCCGGTATGCGCAAGTCTATATTTGAGCGGATTAAGGCTGGTGGTAAAGGGGGTGCTCCGGGTCAATGGAGTGCTCGTAAGGCCCAAATGCTGGCTATGCAGTACAAGAAAGCAGGCGGTGGGTACAAAGATTAGGTTTCCTGTCTACGATGCTGATCAGGATGGGAACGTTTTTGAATGGTTAATTAGTACAGCCGAAGACTTTAGGAAGATTAGGCAGAGAGAACGGTATGTCGAACTTGAAAAAGCCGCAGCAAAGTCTGAAAGCATGGACGCAACAAAAGTGGAGAACTAAGAGTGGCAAACCTTCTACGCAAGGATCGCAGGCTACAGGGGAAAGATACCTCCCAAGCAGCGCCATCAAAGCGCTCTCCCCGCAAGAGTACGCCGCGACCACCAAAGCCAAGCGAGCCGGTAAAGCAGCCGGAAAGCAGTTCGTCGCCCAGCCCAAGAACGTGGCTGCAAAAACTGCTAGGCATAGGAAAATAAAATAATGGCTACTACAGGAACCACCGCGTTTAACCTAGATCTCAACAATATCGTTGAAGAGGCGTTTGAGCGCTGCGGTCAAGAATTGCGTACTGGTTACGATATGCGGACGGCACGTCGTAGCCTGAACCTTTTGACGATTGAGTGGGCTAACCGGGGTATCAATCTGTGGACTATTGAGCAGGGGTCTATCCCCATGAATCAAGGCCAGATTACCTACGCCCTCCCTACCGACACTATTGACTTGATGGATATGGTGATTCGTACCCAGTCAGGAATAGACCAGACCGACATTAATATCAACCGAATTTCGTCTTCGACCTACGCCACGATCCCCAACAAAAATGCTCAAGGACGCCCCATTCAGGTCTGGATTGACCGCCAAAGCGGGTATGACAACTCAACAACTATCACCCTAAACGGTGGTATTTCGTCGTCTGCGAACACTATTACGCTTAGTTCTGTAGTGGGTTTGAACTACATTGGGTTCATAAAAGTCGGGTCAGAGACTATCGGATACAACGAAATATCAGGGAATACCCTACAAAACTGTGTCCGTGGGGTAGATAACAGCACTGCTGCGGCGCACCTAACAGGTGCTGCGGTTACGGTTCGGAACCTGCCAAATATCAATGTCTGGCCTTCCCCGGATCAGTCTAACTATTACTCGTTTGTTTACTGGCGTTTGCGCCGGATTCAAGACGCTGGCAATGGTATTAATACCGAAGACATTCCTTTCCGTATGCTGCCCTGTATGGCGGCTGGATTGGCCTATTACTTGTCTTTGAAGATACCGGGGGCGGAGACTAGGATTGAGATGCTAAAGGCGTCATACGAAGAACAATGGGCGCTAGGCTCGAGCGAAGACCGGGAAAAGGCTTCTTTGCGACTGGCTCCACGGCAGTATTTTTATTAAGGTAAGTTATGTCAGGCCCTAAGTTTGCCTCTGGAAAATGGGCAATATCGGAGTGCGATAGATGCGGGTTTCAGTACAAACTGAAAGAATTGAAGAAATTGGTCATCAAGACCAAGAACATCAATTTGCTGGTTTGCCCAACGTGTTGGGAACCCGATCAGCCTCAGTTGCAACTAGGTATGTACCCTGTGTACGACCCGCAAGCCCTGCGCAACCCTCGGAGGGACAATTCGTACATCGAGGCTGGACTTACAGGTATACAGATCGAAACATTAAATTTGCCCAACGAGGACGTAGATGCATTTGGAACGCCATCTGGGGGTAGTAGACAGATTCAGTGGGGGTGGGCGCCAGTTGGTCTTAACAACCCCTTGAATTTATCCGGGTTAGTCAATAACCTAGTGGCTGGCGGAGAAGTAGGAACCGTAACCGTAACAATAACTTAGGAGTAAAAAATGGACATGAAAGCAGCATTAAAGTCGCATATGGCTAAAAAGGGCGCTAAGGCTCATCCTGATTCAAACGTAAAAAAGTTGGCTAAGGGTGGCAAAACAAACGCTCAGATGAAGGCTATGGGTCGGAATATGGCAAAAATTGCCAACCAGAAAAAGCCTATGTCAATGGTTCGTAAAATAGGGATCTAATCATGCAAAAGTACCGTGACCCAAAACCGGTGCCGATTTTGCCTAGCAATAACGGCTACCCAAACAATACCCCCAACACGCAGACTCAGAGGACTCGTGGTACTAAGAACACGACCCGTGGCAATAGTCATTCCAAGAAGATGGGCTAAATGAACTACGCAACGCTGTTCCAAACCATTCAGGCGTACTGTGAAAATAATTTCCCAGATACGTTGGTTAACACGACCACTGCTGGAGTAACTGCTAACTTTCTGACCAAAACTCAGATTGATACGTTTATCCAAGAGGCCGAACAGCGTGTGTTCAATTCGGTTCAGATTCCTGACCTCCGTAAGAACGTGACGGGTAATGCTACAAGCGGCAATAAGTACTTGAGTGTCCCATCGGATTGGCTGGCAAACTTTTCCTTGTCAGTGATTGACGCCAGCGGGATTCAGTACTTCTTGCTTAATAAAGATGTGGAGTATATCCGTGAGGCGTTTCCTAACCCAGCCGATACAGGGATGCCAACCCACTATGCACTTTTTGACCAGAACTCGTACATTCTTGGGCCAACGCCGGACTCCAACTACAGCATGGAACTCCATTATTTCTACTATCCAAACTCTATTGTTACTAATGGTACATCTTGGCTTGGGGATAAGTTTGATTCTGTATTGCTGTATGGTTCTCTTCTGGAGGCGTATACGTTCATGAAAGGTGAGAAAGACGTTAATGACACCTACATCAGCCGGTACAATGAAGCCCTTGCCATGCTGAGACAGTTGGGCGAAGGCAAGAACCGTCAAGATATGTATCGAACTAGACAAGCGAGGTATCCCGTCAAATGAGTAGCATGAGCGAAGTAGCCTTCTTATTAGGGGGCAGTCAAGTCAAAGTCCTTACCACGCAGGGTCGTGGGTTTACGCCTGAAGAGATGGCTGAACGGGCTTTGGACAAAATTATCTCTGTTGGCTCACAGACGCACCCCGCCATTCGAGATCAGGCTGAAGCATTTCGTAATCAGATCCGTCAAGTTTTAGTGTATTACATGAAGGAAACAGTCAGGACTCACCATGTGACTCTGGCAAACAAGTTCAGGAAAGCAGGACATCCTGAGTTAATCAAACTTTTAGATGAGTAAAGGAGCCTTAAATGGCAATCACGCAAGCAATGACAACTTCGTTTAAGGCCCAACTTTTGTTGGCTGTACACGATTTCCGTCCGTCGTCAGACACAGGCGCAGACGTTTTTAAACTGGCGCTGTATACATCCTCAGCAACATTGGACGCTAATACGACTACTTATAGCGCTTCTAACGAGGCAAGCGGTTCTAACTATACGGCTGGTGGTCTAGCACTGACTAACACCGGGGTAACGGCAACCAACATCAATGCCAATACCGGTACAGGTTTCTGCGACTTTTCCGATCTGACCTT